AAATACTATGCAATGTTTGGAGGAGCTACTGGAATAACCGATACTACTTCTGGAACTATTATGTTTGCTCCATGTCCAGATAAAACCTATACTTTCCAAGTGAATTATGTAGCTTTACCTGTGAGTTTAGTTACGAATACAAGTGGAACGTATATTAGCAGGAATTTTGCGAACGGTCTGCTTTATGCCTCTTTAGTAGAAGCTTTTGGGTATTTAAAAGGTCCTCAAGATATGTTGACATACTACGAGCAACGATATAATAAAGAGGTAGAGAAGTTCGCTATCGAACAAGTAGGTAGAAGACGAAGAGATGATTATGACGATGGAACGATTCGTATAAAAATTGATTCTCCTTCACCTTAAAAGGAATAAAAACTATGGCAATAGTATCAGCAATTTGTAACAGCTTCAAAGAAGAAATTTTACAGGGAGGACATTGTTTAAATGCCTCTGGAAGTACAGCGGCAGGAAATGCTATTAAATGTGCTCTCTATTCAGCAAACGATGCAGTCTTAAGCGCTTCTACAACAGTTTATGCTGCTCCATCAGACGGAACAGCAGATCCAACTTCAACTTATGAAGTTACTTCAACTGGCTCCGGTTATACGACTGGAGGAGCAACGTTAACAAATATTGATGTCACTTTAGATAGTAGTACAGCAGTTTGTGATTTTGATAATGAAAGTTGGACATCGGCTACTTTTACAGCTAGGGGATTATTACTTTATAATACTACTGCGATTACAGGATTTACAACTAATCGATCAATTCTTGCTATTAATTTTGGTGGCGATAAGACTGTAACTTCGGGAACATTTACTATCGAATTTCCAGCAGCAGGCGCATCAACAGCTATTATACAGCTAGCGTAAGGAGCTCTTCCTTATGGCTGCAACTTGGGGCACAAAAACTTGGGGAGCCAATTCTTGGGAGTCCGACACCGTTACCGTTTCATTAACTGGCTTATCAGCAACTTCATCTGTTGGAAGTGTTATAGCTTTCAATGAAACTGGATGGGGTAGAGATACCTGGGGATCTGAAAACTGGGGCGAATCAGCGATCACGGTTTCTCTTACAGGCCTTTCAGCAACTACAACATTAGGATCACCTACACCAGGATGGGGAGACCTCGCTTGGAATAATAGTGATTATGGTTGGGGTTATCCAGTAATTCCTGAACAAATGATGGGACTGACAGGAATCTCTGCTGCCTCTTCCTTAGGAACTGTTGTAGCACGATCTGATTCTACAGTAACCTTAACAGGAATTTCATTAACTTCGGCAGCTGGAACAATTACACCAGCAGATGTTATGGGGCTTACAGGAATCTCAGCGACTTCTGCTGATGGAACGCCAGTCATAAGATCCTATAATACAACTACTCTAACTGGAATTTCTGCTACTTCGACAGTAGGCTCAGTTATCATTAGTTCAAATCCACTGGTTCAACCCACTGGAATTTCAGCAACCTCTTCACTGGGATCGGTTGTAGTAGGAATAGGAGTTCCATTAACGGGAATTGCAGCGACTTCAAGTATAGGAAGTGTTACTATTTCTACTTATACAACTGTAGAATTAACAGGCATTTCGGCTACAGGTTCTTTAGGAAATATAGGGATTCAACATTTTCAAGATGTTGACACAGGCTCAAATACTTCGTATTCTAATGTTGCAACTGGATCAAATACATCGTATACAGACGTAGATACGGAAGCAGCTTAGGAGAAAAATATGCCTTCAACATATACACCGCAAGGTGTTCAAAAAATGGAAACCGGCGAAAAAGCCGGTACATGGGGAACTTTAACAAACACTAACTGGCAAATAATTGAACAAATTGCTGGTGGATATCTTTCACAAGCTATAACATCAACCCCTACTACTTTAGCTGTAGCAGATGGAACAGCAGGTGATACTAATCAAGTTGCACAGAGAATTATAGAATTTACAGGATCAATTGGTGAAGCTACTGTAGTAACAATTCCTTTGGATGTTCAAGCTCTTTATATCATTAAAAACACCTCATCAGGTGCATACACAGTTCAATTTAAATATGTCAGTGGTTCAGGTGGCACTGTTACTTGGTCAGCTACAGATAAAGGAACTAAATTTATTTATGCTACTGCTAATGATGGAACTAACCCTGACCTAGTAGATGTTTTTGCTACTTCTTCAGACATTGTTTTATCCAATAATAATTCTCTTACGTTCAATGACGCTGATAATTCAGCAGCTGTTGGATTTAAAGCTCCCACTACAGTATCGGGGGCAGTAACGTGGATCCTTCCAGCAGCCGATGCAACAACTTCGGGTTATGCATTAACTTCGAATGCCTCAGGCACTTTATCCTGGACACAAGCAGGAATCACGACAGGAAAAGCTATTGCAATGGCAATGATTTTCGGATAATAACAATAAAGGAATTAAATTATGGCAAACCCAAATATAGTAAGTGTTACAGGAATCACGGCCGGAACATTAGGATGGAATCTACCTACAGGTGGACTCGTTAATTTAATAGATCCTGATACTGGTTATCTTTTAAAAATTAATAGAATTGTGGTGGCAAATGTTGACGGTAGCGCGGCAGCAGATGTTGATGTTGCTATTGTAACCGCTTCACAAAGTTTCACAAATACTACAGTTACTGGCGCAGATGCTACAACTTATTTAGCAAAAACAATTTCAGTACCTGCTGATGCATCTCTGGTTGTTTCTGATACTCCTATTTATTTAAGAGAAGGAGATAACCTACAAGCTAACGCTAGTGCTTCTGGAGATTTAGATCTTACAATTACATTTGAATTGCTAACAGACGCGTAAGGAGGTATTATAATTCTATGGCTAATGGCGGAATTATCGGACCCCCTGTTTCACCTACTCCCGTTTCTCAGTGCGCAGTTACTACTAGTAAAACAGCTACAGGACCTTTCACAACTCAACCTCAAACAACGGCAGTCGACTATTTAGTTGTTGCTGCTGGTGGCGGCGGTGGAAACTCCTCTGCGGGTGGTGGCGGCGGTGGCGCCGGCGGATATATCACTTCCTTTGGTTGCTCTTGTCGTGGACAAATTACCGTAGGTAAAGCTACAGCTTATACCATGACAATCGGAGCCGGTGGTGCTGGAGGATGCAATAATCCCTACGTGAGTAATGGAAAAGGTTCCGATGGAACTAATACAATTGCATTCTGTGGAACCCCTATTGCTATAACAGCGGAAGGTGGTGGAGCGGCAGGAGGAACTAATTCTTGGCCCCCAACTTATGCCCCGTTAGGTCCAGGTAGTCCTGGAGGATCAGGGGGTGGTGGCGCTTTTAGTTGCAAAACTGGAGGAAGTGGAAATACTCCCCCGGCTAATTGTTCAGGAGGTGGACCCGGTCCCGTTCAAGGTTATGACGGAGGAGATAGTACATGTGGCCCTGATCCAGGAGCTAGTTCAGGCTCAGGCGGTGGTGGTGCTACAGTAGTTGGAACTAATTCTATTGGATATTCACCCTGTCATTCTTCCAATCGTGGCGGACCAGGTGGTGCAGGAGCAACAAATTGTATAACAGGTTCACCAGTAATTTATGCAGGTGGTGGCGGTGGTTCTTCATCGCCATGTGCAGTTCCTGCAGTTATGGGAACGGGAGGCCCAGGCGGTGGAGGGCCTGCAACTGGTACTAGTGGTGTTGCTGGAACCGCAAATCTTGGTGGTGGGGGCGGTGGTTCGAATGCTGGTCCTGGCGCTAGTCCTTTACGCACTGGAGGAACCGGTGGATCTGGAGTTATCATTATTAAAGAACCTGCGGTTTGTACTGTAACTACTGCATCAGGAATGTGGTCTCAACAGGAACAATATTACTATTCTACTTTAGGAGAATGGCAGGCATAGATATTTACAAAAGCTAAAAATTTTTATATAAGTTATACATTATGGCACATTTCGCAGAATTAGAATCAAAAACAGACCCAACGGGTTTTACAAGTGATACGCACTTAGTGGTAAAAAGAGTCATTGTCGTAGACAATAATACTTCCACTGCCGCTGGCCCTTTAGGCACCAATGATGAACATGTGGATGGAGAAACATGGTGTCAAAACTTTTTTAAAGGAGGCAATTGGAAACAAACTTCTTATAATCATAATTTTAGAAAAATGTATGCAGGCATAGACATGGTTTATGACGCTGCTAAAAACAAATTTTTACATCCACAACCTTTTGCTTCTTGGTCCTTAGATGCTAGCGATAATTGGCAAGCACCGGTTACATATCCTACAGACTCAGCAGATTATCATGTCTCTTGGGATGAAGCCGGTCAAAAATGGATAGGAATTAAAAAATCAGATCAATCTAACTGGAACTGGGACGCTTCAAGCTTAGCTTGGGTGTCCGCATAGGAAGGCATCAATGGCAGGCTACGGTCCAAACGGAGGAGTACAAGGCGCTTGTAACGCTGTTACTCCTTTTTCACAGGCAGAAGTTATTACTGCTAAAACAGCTACAGGAACATTCACAACAGCACCTCTCACAACATCTGTTTTAACAGCAGTAATCGCTGGTGGTGGACAAGGTGGAATCGGTGGAGTAGGTGGTGGCGGTGGAGCTGGGGGTCTTTTAGTTACCCCTTCAACTGCAGTTTGTGGAGCTACACCTTATCCAGCAACGATAGGAGCTGGTGGAGCACCCACTACACAACCCGGACACAATCCCACAGCACCTAGTGTTCAATACCCTGGAATTAATACTTCAATAACTTTTGGACCCGTAACTTTAACAGCAATTGGTGGTGGTGGTGCTGGAACGGGACCCCCAACGAGCCCCGTCGCAGATGGAGCACCCGGAGGTTCTGGCGGAGGCGGTGGATATGGCTCAGGCGTTCCTGCTGTTTTTGGAGGATGTGGAACGGCCTGTCAAGGTAATGATGGAGGAGATACATCAACCTCACCCAAGACCAATAGTGGTGGTGGCGGTGGAGCTGGTGGAGTAGGAGGAAATGGAATCGGAGGTCCCGTTCCATCCCGCTCAGGTGGAGCTGGCGGACTCGGACGAGATTTACAACCCTTTTTTGGATGTACACCTCAACCTTTTTATATTGCAAACGGTCCTAATGCGGGAGCATCCGTAGGAGGATTTTTTGCGGGTGGTGGCGGTGGTTCACTTTGTACCCCTTCTCCTGCTGGTGGATGTGGTGGAACCGGTGGTGGTGGACATGCTTCCAAGTGTGCATCTGATGGAGGAGGTTCAGGATCTGGTGTTGCTAATACCGGCGGTGGCGGCGGTGGTGTACAGTTGGCTGATTTTGGCGGAGTGGGTACAGGTGGTGGATCAGGAATTGTTCTTATTAAAGAAGCTGCGCTTTCTGGTGTAACGGCTCCGGGTATGTGGCCACAAAAAGCTCAATACGAAAATAAACGCGCTGGAACCTGGACATAATAAATTGATATAGATCAAATTGACTATATTCCTAGGGATGGTATAAAGAAAGAGAAAGATGAATTTACAAAATTACTACTGGTATTTTCAAAAGGCTATCCCGGATCATATCTGTGATGACATTATTAAATATGGATTACAGACGCGGGAACAACTGGCTCTTACCGGTGGCTATGGAGATCAAAAATTAAACCAACGTCAGGTTAAAGATTTAAAAAAGAAAAGAGATTCTAATATCGTATGGATCTCTGAAAATTGGATTTACAAAGAGCTTCATCCTTTTATTCGTCAAGCTAATACGAAGGCAGGCTGGGGTTTTCAATGGGATTTTTCTGAGGCCTGTCAATTTACCAAATATAATAAGGGCCAATATTATGACTGGCATTGTGATAGTTGGGAAGGATCTTATAATAAACCTAATACTTCGAGCCATGGCAAAATAAGAAAATTATCCGTTACCCTTTCTTTATCCGGTGAAAAAGATTATAAGGGAGGAGAACTGGAATTTGATTTTAGAAATATGGATCCAGACAAAAAAGGAAATACTAAGATATGTAAAGAAATTAAACCTAAAGGATCCCTTGT